TCGACGCAAGTGCAGTTTCGTCCACGCTGAGCTTCTGTAATAGTGCTTCACGTTTTTCCTTTTCATCTAGTATGGCGTCGGTCAGCATGTTGGGGTCAAGCTCAAGGCATGCACGGGTGTACATCTTGAGGGTCATGTCGATGAGCCGGAGTTCTCTTGCGGGGTAGTTAACAACAAGTCGCGTGAAAATCTCCTCGCACAGATACACATCATGTTTACAGTATTCCACAAGCTCCCTTCTGATCTCGGGCTCAAGTGTACGAAGGCCATTTGTCGAGTGAACGGCCGTTCCTTTGGGTGGAAGATCAAACGCGGTTGCGAGTTTTGCCAAGGAGTTTCCAACTTCCACACCGCGTAAAGCTCTTGCCATCGATAGTGTGTCGAAGATGAAACATGGTCTGGCTCCGTAGACCCACTCCATAATTGATACATCGAACTGTGCGTTATGGGCAAGCACTGCGGTTCGTCCCCAGTCGACCCCAGCAAAGTATTCACGTAACTCAGCGTCTCCGTACCATCGAATAGGTTCGTCAGTTCCGTATTCATGGACGCATGCACCGAAAGCTTTGAACTTGTCATGGCGTATGTACTCCTCGGTTGTCATCTTGGTTAGTGTGTAACCTATCTTGGTGTCCCAGTAGGTCTCGAAGTCGATTGATAAGATCGTGTCATAGGGGGCGGTCATTCTTCTCCTTTAGTTTTGCTTCAATGGCTTGTGCAAATTCTCTTGGATGGTTAGTTGCTAAATCAAGTTCTACAACTTCTCCAACAGTCAGCCCCACCCACTCACGCTTGATAGACACAGGCCACACCTGACCAAGCGGTGTAAACCGCGGGTCGTTCTTGTCCTTGCTTATCGTTCCGTTGGATGGGTCAAAATAATAAGGCTGTCCCATGTCACGCAGTATCTGCTTGCCAAGGTTGCTGTGCTTTTCAACATCGTTGAATGCTTCGTCTTCTTCGGGTGTCCAGTCAGTCATGCTTGTCCCCTTGCTCGGATGGTTTCTCCAACCATTCTTGGTGTCCAACCATAATGGTCATCACAAACTATTGCACACGCCTCACGCTCATGCTGTGCTACCAACTCTGCAAAGTGTTCAATGTCGCCATGCAGGGTCAGCCCGTTGTCTTCAACCAATTTAATTACTTCATCCCTTGTCATGTTTCTTCTCCCTGTTTTTTGCACAAATTTTATGCAACGCTTCCTCAATGTGCCCCATGTGATTGCCTGACCACATGTCCCATGCGGCTGTGCGCTTTTGATTGATGGTCAGATCACCGTCGATGCTGTGCCTCAGTAGCTCACCCATGTCTTTACAACTTGCAGTGAACTGCTTGGGCGCTTCTTGATCGGGACAGATTGTGTATGTGTATGGTAGTTTTGCCATTGCTTTCTCCTTTAGTTAAAGTGTTCTTTTGGTGGTGCGTCTAGCAAGTTTAGAAAGCCGAAAAAATCGTTTGCCGCCAGCATGAGCTGCGACGCCTCCATCTCGTTACAGTTCAGGGTAACGACTCCTGCCAGTTGATCTTCAGCGCGGCCAACGATGACCACGCCTTGTGCTTTGCCCTCGCCATAGCACATCACCAGTTTGTGGATCAGTAGCTTGAAGTGGGCTTGCTCTTCGTCTGACATGGCCGTCACCCTGCGGTGAAGCTCCGCTTCAGACATTGGATAGTCAGCTTCTAACATTACGCAAGTCCTCCAGTAACAGCTTCAACTCGCCAAGGTTGTGCTCACGGGCAATAAAGACCGTTCCACCACTGTTGAGGATGGCGTTGAGTTCCCTGCCTTGAAGAGCTGTGGTTGTGCCCTTGCCGGCCTTGCACTCGATGGCAATGAATTGTCCGTCCATGCAGCCAATGATGTCAGGTATACCCGCTCGGCCAAAGCCATTAGCGGGGGGCATGAAGTGGTAGATTTTGAGTTCATCAAGTAGTTTCCGTACGTTTGCTTTTACTTTTGCTTCAGGTGTCGATGCCATAGTCACTCCACGGGTTCATATGTCATTTCAAAAATGTCAGGCTTGCATGGGTAGTGCTCGCCCTTCACACCAGTGATGATGAAGTCGCCGGGAGTCACGTAGTGAGCACCCTCAAGGGTGTCAACCCAAAAGACAGGCATCCCACTTAACTTGCCGGAAACCACTGCGGGGTGGTCGCCATCCTTGAACCACTGCGTGGCTTCGATGACCACGGGCTTCTTTTTAAATTTGGCCATCGCGCTCTCCATTTGCTTCAACGTATCTTGTCAGGTTGACTTCGGGGTTGCCAAAAGTTTTGCCATCGTTGGCGATCTCTCGGTTGAGTAGCTCAAACGCTTTCAGTATGGTGCGTACCCCATACAGATCAACTGTCTTTTGTACATCAGGCAACATAGCCGCGCTTGGGTCTGACGACAGTATGAGGTACAAGAGCCGCAACGCTACCCAGTCTTTCTTCTTAAGATTTTCCATCTTGCACCTCAATCAGTTTGTCTAAGTAGTGGCGGGCTTTGCGCAGGTCATCGACACCGCCTTTGTCTTTCCAGCGGGACACGTACTTTACTATGTTGCCTTCAAGGTAGCCAAGGTTATTTGCCACGATGTAGTCCCAAGGCTGTACGGCTTTGCTTTTGTAGTGAGTGCCCGCTACTTGCACATCATTGGCTGTCAGCGCTTGTACGTGCTTGCGTGTGGTCTCGTGAAACAGATCAAGCTGATCGCTTGTCGGTATGGGTGGTTTAGTCATTGATCTCTCTCTTTCTTTTTAAGAACACGGCATCCGCAGGGTGGCGTAGCCGCTCGATCTCATTGTCGTAGAACTGCTTGGGCATGGGCGCTTTCTTCTCGAGGAGCTCACGTAGCCACTCAGCACCGCCAAGCTGTTTGAATATGATCCAATGCCTGTCGGACATACGTAAGTACCTGTGCTTGAGTGGCTCGGGTGGTTTAGGTCTAGGCATTGCGCTTCATACTCCTCACAAAAACAGCAAAGCTGGCGCTCGTGTCACCAAAGGGCATCTTATCGAACTCAAGCGCCACTTCTTCGAGCGTATCGTTACGCACAACTTCGTGAAATGATTCGACAGAATCTTTTTTCCTTGCGCTAACGTAGTCTTGGATGTCATCGTCATCGTCGTGCATATTAACCTCCAAACATCTGCTTCAAGTGCACATACAACTCACGCGCCTGATACACAGTCATGTTGCCAATGATGTCTTCGGGTGTGCGGTTGCGCACGATGGTCGTTGCCATGCGCTTAGGCGCGGCCGCAATACCGCCCATGGCGTAAGCTGCAGCATCCATTGCTTCATCATGCGTGAGGGCGCGGTTTTCCAGCTTAGCCTTCAAGAGCGCACCGATGCCTGTCGTAGGTTTCTTCTCTGCCTTGGCTTTCTTCTTGACGTAACCAACGTTCTTGATTGGTATGTACTCAGGCACATCTACGTACCAGAGGTCATTGGTCTTGTGAATCATCTTAGCCTTATTCATCTGAGAGATCAAAGCGGCCACCGATGCTTTGGTAAAGCCCGTGTGCTCAAGGGCAATGATGATTTCTTGGCGAGTGGAGCCGGGATTGTCTTTGATGTAGTTGAAGGTTGAACGTGAGACGTTGTTGGTTACGTTGAATAGGTTTGTCATGGTTGGTGCTTGAGAAGGTGCGGATACAGAGTTGGTGATAGTAGTGTTGATAGTAGAAGATGGGGAGGAAGTCTCCCCGTCGTCATCCCACTCCTGCAAGGTTCGGCTAAGAGCGGATTTAAGCGCAGTTTGAATGTCAGGCATTTGAGGTTCCTCCAGTTAGTAGCATGACGATAACGATGAAAGCAATAAGTCCTACGGACTGTATTGTTGTGAGCGTAAGCTCATCCATGCCTTGCTTGTCGCCAAGCAAGACGGACTGAACCCAAGTCTCCTCGGGCGTAGCGGCAGGGGGTGGGGGTGTGTAGAGCAAGCCAATCTTGACCTTGCCCGTATCGTAAGGTGTGTGCATCATTATGTTCTCCTTGGGGTTGATATTATTTGTCTAGTGTTGGACATAAGTCAATAGGGTCTCCAATAAAAAAGATCGGCCATAAGTATAAGTACCGCTAACAAAAGTAGTACTCTCTCGAACTTTTCCCAGTTAGTCATCATTTTATTTTCCCTTCGTTCACATCACAGAAGTCACAGCGGCGTTGCCACCACCAGACGCGTACCTCACCACACTCACAGCACTTGGCTGTTAACAGTTTGCGTATAAATTTCATTCTGTTTCTCCTTCGGTTGTAGGTTCAACGCCAAGTGTGCGCATGACCTCAAGCAACAAGACATGAATGTCCTCAAGGTGCGTGACTCGGTACTCGGCAGGGTTCATGAGGTAGTCCCGCAGGTCTGCCTCGATACAGCGCAGGTGTAGCGCTGTGGTGTCTGATACTTTCATTGCAGCTCTCCTAAGTTAAGGTGTACCCATTCGGTCATGCTTGCGTCGACAGACTCGATGGCGTGTATCTCATGGTCGTTGAAGGTATAAACCTCCGTCTCTGGGTCGCATTGTTGCAAGTACCCTATCAGTTCTTTAACTTTCATTTGTCATCTCCTTATCTACGTAGGCGGGATTGCCTGTTTGGTATCGGTACTCTTGGGCGTCTGTATCAGCCTCGAGCTCGGTGTCAAACACACCAAGTACTGTGCCGTTGTGGTTTCTTACTACGTACTTCACCTTGTCAATCAACTCGGTGTCGTACGCCTCACCCTCACCCATGCGTGCCTTGGTGATATCAAACTCATCGAACGCTTTGTTTGCAGCATCGGCACTGCTGTCGGCTTCGACCACTACTGTCTGCCAGTAGGACATGACTACTTGTACTCTGTACTTCATTTGCTTTCTCCTTTGGTTTTTAATAAAAACATAGCGAGCGTCAGGTCTGGTTGCAAACCATCGGCTCAGTTGGGGGTTATCGTCTTGCATCAGTGGTGGTGGATCCCATCCAGTCTTCTTCATAACATCTCCTAAAAATGCGGGGAGAAAGTCTCCCCGCTACGAATCAAGTCAACAATGCAGGCAAGGTTGGCTTGATGGGCATGGGTTTGCGCACATCCCATGACAGGTAGTAGCACACGACCTCGGCGATCATGCCTGCAGATGAGTACGACTTGGTCGCATAGCTGATGAGGCCAGACGCATCACCCTCCATCAGCATATCGTAGATGCCTTGCTCGGCAACGCACAAGTCGTCACGATGTGTGTAGCTAAGTGGCTCAGGCGTAAAGCAATGGAGCATCGTGGTGATGGTGTACGCAGGCATAGTCTCAAGCCATATCTCAACGCTCTCAATGTCGCACTCGTTCAGAGCCACGGCAAGATCATCAGACTCAGGGCGAACGAAACCATCCTCGTCATCAGGGAAGTCATACGCTGTCTCGTCGTAGTTGGCGCTGTGTGCGCTGACACTACGGGGATAGATACCGAAGCTGGCGTTGTAGTCGTGCATCTCGTCGTAGTCGTCCATGTAGCCGTTGGCGTACGAGCTGTAGTTGTACGACTTGAGCGCAGTCGCACTTTTGTAGCTGGGTATAAGACGCGATGGAGTCCAAGCGTAGGTGTTGCTGAACCACATATCGTCATGCTCGATACCCTGATCGAAGTTAACGTGTTGCATACGACCCTCGCCATTCATGAACACGAAGCGATTGTTGCCGATGAACTCCTCCATCATAGACACGAAGCCTGCGTCATACACAAGGTCAGGGGCAGAGGACACAGCGCTGTGCAAGTAGTCCTTGATGAAGTGCCATGTGTCAGACTTGGATTTGTCAGCGGCATTGCCCGTATGCAGTACGCCGTTGTGCATCATGGCGATATAGCCAGGGATCACATCATAGGGATGGCAGTTGAGCATATCGGTCTTGCCGTGTGTAGTCCAGCGGAAGTGAATGGCAATCTCACGATCGTCTTGAGGCAAGCGCTGAATGAATGCAGTAGCATCGCCAAGATTCTTGGGCAAGGTCTTGGTGACCTTGAGTCCCTTGGCTGTGCCATACATAAACCCAATGCCGTCAGGGTTGGATGTGAAGATGTCGCTGAGTAACCCATGCGTGTCGAGCAAGGTTGAACGAACTTTGGAAGACTGACCAGTAATGATGAGACACATAATAAACTCCTTGAGGTAAAAGAATGGGGAGAAAACTCCCCGATGGTTGTTGTTGAATTAAACTGAAGCAGTGCCATTGACATCGGCAGGCACAGGGCTTTGCCCCGCAACCAATGCGTTGAAGTCGTCGTCTTGCAGACGCCACACATCGCTGTCGAGCACGTAGATCACATCCTCGTCACCGATCTGCTGATCGTTGCCGCTGTACGGGAACACAGCTAACAGCAAGCCAATCACCCTGAAGTAAGTGACGTACAGCCCGTGTCGGTGAGCGTAGGCACGCATACCACCGCCATCCTCGAACGCTATCTCCATCCGATACTCGTGGTCACACCCGTGAGGGCTACGGAACTGAGGGGTAGCAACAGGAGGCACAGCGTCAGTACAAGTAACCTCGGCAGGGGCAGAGGGCTGCTTGGATGCGCCATGCACAGCACGCACGCCATACCACTTGACTAGCGCAGGGTACTGACCCGCCACAGTCTTGAGCCACTTGACGAACGATGTGCCGTTGAGATCACGCCACGATGCGACACGGCAGAACATGACAGCCGCATGAGTGAACTCGATCTGTGCAAGCAGACGCTCCTTCTTGAGCGAGGCACGGAAGATGCGAAGCTCGACTGTGTTGTACCTGCCGTTGTAGCTGTTGTCCATGCTGAGCCCCAAGCGCATAGCCTCACGGCTACCGAGGTTGCACATATTGACCATGCGATAGCGCTCACCAGACTTACCCTTGACCGCAGTCTTGGGGTTGACAAGGATGGACTGATGCTCAGCGGCGCAGTAGCTACGGGCTTGGTCATCGACCGATGGATGGCGACCTGCAATCTTGCGAATGAAGTCGACATTGGCAGAGCTGTTGATGAACATCAAGAACTTGCCAAGCGTCATCTGAGTGAACGCACGAGAGTCGATGTGTACGTGCATACCGCACTTGCCTGTGTTCCATGCACGATAGGCTGGGTCAATGTCCCAAGCCTTGAACTTCTCGATGTGCGTGGTAAGACCATGCGGAGAAGTCACGACCTCGAAGCCATTGGATGGAAGCGAGCCGTCACTCTTGATGATGCAGTATGCAGAACCCAAACGGCTACGCACAGACTCAGCGGCCTCGTAGCTTGAGTTATCACCCGAAGTCATCTCAAGCTCGATGCCCATCGTGAACTCACCGAAGTGAGACGACTTGATGCCAGACTCATCGCCAATAACATCGAGCACATTGGTTGAGTACGACATGATCGGTTGACTGCGGTCGTCATCATCTTCATCGTCATCACGCTCGCCATCACGATCGTACGAGTAGTAGGCATCACGAGACTCAGAGTAGTAGCAGTCATCACGAGGCCAGTACTCGTTCTCATCCTCGCAGAACACAGCGTCATCATCGAAGCACGATTCACACCATGTATCGTTACGCACATCGTGTGTGTTCTCATCGCTCTCGTAGTGACCGCAGTCGCAATGCACAATGCCAAGATCAAAGTCCTCGATGGCAGCATACGCACTACCGATATGCGTATCGAAGTCGTGATAGCGATTGTCAAGATCGTAGAACGCCTCACGCAGTGCATCGGAGTCGGCTGACGGATCGCCTGCCTTGGCACGAGCAACCAGATGGCCGAACTCACGGAACGCATTGCGTGCGGCAAGGAGTGTAGACGGAAGGTAGTAGTACCCGCCCTTGAACCTAGCGTGTGGCGAGATGGCTGACGGATTGCCTGTCTGCTTGATTATGTACTTATCAACGATGACCTCGACACGCTGATTGATGAGACGGCGATCAACTGGATGGATACGCCCATCTGAAGCACAGGCAGGCCGAAGCACACCACGCATCATCTGGTTGATATCGTAGCGGTCATTGGCATACAGAAGCGCATCGGGATACGATAGCGTCTCGATTGCATGAAGAGAGCTCCTGCGATAGTCACTGCCATGAAACCAGATATCAAACTGAGCGTTATTGATGAGACTGACAGGGTCAACACCACTGGCGGCACGCATCACATCAGTCATAACACGACGCCGACTGGCGTTGTACAAAGCGTACTTGTTGCTGAAAGACACAAGCAGCATACCTGTGGTGCGGCCAACGGAGTCAGCCACAACGAACTTTGTAAATGTAAACATATACTTCTCCTTGAGTTATAAAAAAGAATGGGGAGAAAGTCTCCCCGAACTAACACACTAACGAACGCGCCTGTTGCTCAGGCGAGGGCTACCTCCTCTTCACTAATTACATCGAACGAATACACCTCGAAGGTGTGATGCTCACCCACTATCGGATCACCAGAGGTGAACACATAGAACAAGTCGTCATGCTTGCGTAGCACCTCATCACGCATCGAGTCTGACAACTCAGCGGGCAGGACAATACAGTCTGCTTTGAACGCATTGTTGAACGGCTGTTTGTATGTGCCGAACACACGGATTTTTACTACTCTCATTTGCTTTCTCCTTCTGGTTGATAATCTTCACAGCGATCGGCTACTGTCCGTAGATGGGCGTCCATCGCTTGGTTCTCCTCTGTGCTCATAGACACACGTTGAACTAACTGCCCTTTGAAACAAGCAAGCCCCGTGTTGTACCCCCATGTATGCGTTGATAACGCACAGTTCCTACATGACTTCATCATTTACTCCTGTTGTTGATTGCTTCGAGCGCCTCGTCAGCACAGGCACGCCAAGCGGCCTCGCTGATGAAGCTTTGGTTAGACCAAGGCGGTGAGACTTTGGTTTGTTCTGAGTACTTGGATATCGCCTCGATGATGAACGCCTGCATTAGAGCGCCCTGCTGTGAGTGCGACATCAGATCGTTGATGAGTTGCACGTTTGTTTTGTGCTTCGGCTTGCTCTTGCGTTGTGCCGCAGCAATTGCTGTTTCTGCCCATGCGCGTGTGTCCCACAGGTTGTCCCCATTTGCATCGCACAGGTAGTCGCCGTTGTCTTGCTCGACCATGTAGCCGTCGTTTGTTTTAATTACTTTCATTTTGTTTCTCCTTCTGTTGGTTCGAATGTCCAGTTTGTCGGGTTCTGCGTACGCAGGTCATCCATATCAACAAGGAACTCGTTGATGCCGTGCAGTACTTCAGGCGGTAGATAGACAGTCATGTCCTCGACCAAGCCATCGTTCCACCTGACCTGAAGCCTGAAGTCTGTGATGGCGTGGGTGTACTTGCTGTGTGGTTCTCTTTTCATTTTGTTTCTCCTTGATTAGGCAGGTTGCGGATGGTGCGCGGCATTGCCCAAGCGCTGTCCCATGGGAATTCCCTTGGGGAGAAAATCTCCCCAAGAAAAGAGTTGATAGTAGTGTTGATAGTAAGAGTCAGTCCTCCCCCATGTTGAGTTTTGTCCATGTGGCTGGTACAGCTTCGTTCTTGTCCAGAGCCTCAATAATCTTGATGGCTCGTTGCATCTGTTTGAGCTTGGCTGTGCGCTCGTCTGATGCGTTGATTGCGATCTTGCGTTCGAGCGTCTCCATCTCTTTCTTTGTCTTGGTCAATAATCTCACCTTGGCTGTTTCGTGTTGGTGCGGGAGCATCGTGCGTTGGAAGGGCGTCTTGCGCTTGCCCCTTGGTGCTACCTCGACTTGATTGAATAAGTCCGTTACCTTCTCCTTGACCCTTGCAGGTATCCAGTCAGTCCAATGCTCGCCATCGTTGGGCAGTCCCTTGTCACGAGCGATCTGTATGGGCGTGTGATCTAGCGCTTTGTATGGGGCATCTAGCATGGCAAGCAGCTTCTCCATGATGCGTATGTATTCGCTGAAGGCGTGTTGTCGTTCTGGGGAGACTTTCTCCCCGCCGTATCTCATGCCGACTTTGGCATTATTGATCTCGTAGCGCAGGGGTTGCAGTACTTTGTCCCACTCGGCCTTGCGCTGTGTGCGTGTGATGCGTGAGACACGCAGGGTTTCTTTGAGTTCAGAGACCTCAGTCTTGATCCGTTCGATCTCGGCTGGGTGCAGGTTGCGCTCGGTTAAGCGGTTGTGAAGCTCGTTTGCGCTGAGTTTGAGGTATGTTTCGTACATGAGATTATTGACTCCAAAATTGAGAGGTGGCCAAATGTCCAACACTAAAGGGCTGTGACTAAGTTTGGTGTAAGGTCGGAAACCGCACAGATACTAGCTTAGCACGAAAAGTGTCACTTCTATCTATCTTTTTTCTGGGGAGCTAACGCCAACTTAAAAAAGCAAGTGTCTCAAAGAAAAAGAATGAGCACCCCCTAATACACACATTCATATATATAAATATATATTAAATAGATAGATAGATAGGACAGTTTTTGCGGAACGCTACTGTTCATGCGGGTTGCGGGGTTACACGGAACTTAGTTCGGGGGTTGTAGTGTTGGACATTTGGCCGTGACTGGTTTTTTGCCTCAATAATCTCGCACTATAGTGCAGATGGGGAGACTTTCTCCCCGAATGGTAGGTTTAGTTGTTTGGGCTGGGCTTCGAGCCATGCGAAGAACGCATCGTCTGTGCTGAATACACGCCCTCTCTCGGCTAGGTTCTTGCTGAATACGTAGACAACGTAGTTGCTACCCCCGTTGGGGTAATGGTATTGCAGGTGATACTCTTGAGCGCCAAGCTTGACGATGCCTACTTCTTTGGTGCGGTATTGATTGAACAGTTGGTACATGGTGATCTCCTTAGTTGGTGTGGTGAATACGGGTGTAACGGCTCATGGCTTTGAGCATTACCTTTTGGGGGATGTTGAACACCTTTGCTTGCCCTTTGGCGATTGCGGGCAGGTGCTGTTTTGGTATGTGTTTGTGGATAAGTGGGTGAAGTTCGTGAATGATGCGCTTGGCATCTCGTGCGTCTGTGTTGGTCATGGTGTTCTCCTTAGATTGCTACGAGTTCTTTGGCTTGGTATGGCATAGGCTGGTGTGCTTCCATCTTGCCTGTGATGTCGTTTTTGGTTTTGCCGTGGCGCTGTACCATGTAGACGCCTTTGGTGTGCTCCAAGACTGTGTACTTGGCTTTATCGTTTGGCCACCACTTTGGTGAACGCTTAACTGTTTGACCGATTTTGAACATGATGAACTCCTTGAGATTATTGATTGGACAAAGAATGAAACACCGCACAAGCATCGCTCATGCGGTGTCGGGGAGAAAGTCTCCCTAAGATTATTGAAAGGACACAGACTGACGCAATTGAGCGAGCAACGCATCGAACTGATCTCTGGTAAGACCTGCATCAATAATCTCGCTGACGATGTTGCTCACCAGTTGCTTGGGTACAGCGACTGGGGCTTTCATGCCGCTTGATTTCTCAGGGCGACTGATGTGATAGCGGAACTTCGCCTTGCCTGCGTTGACCGCAAGTTCTTCTGTGCGAGTGCGCTCTGTGCGTTTCTTGCCGTAGGCTTTGGTTGCCTGAGCAAGCGTCATGGGCTTGATGCCGTCACGAATGGATGTGTAACCAACCATGTAGTTCGTCACATAGCGTTGTTCCCAATCTGCTCTGTGCTCTGCTTCGAGTGCCACATACTGTGTGTGATACGTGTCGCTTGCGTTTAGCACAGACGCATCGTTCTTGCCACAGCCCTCCGCAAACTGTTCGTATGTGTAGGAAGTTACTTTTGATTTAGTCATGATGATCTCCTTGAGTTGACTAGGTTTGAATGTCGGGGAGAAAGTCTCCCCGAATCGATCAGGCTGTTTCCCTAACCGATACCTCTATTTTATCATGAGGGGTCTGAATGAGAAACGAAAGTACCTATTTTGGGGTTCTGTTGACCCCACCATACCCCCACCAGCCCTAAAAAAGGTCGGCACCCTACGTCCACATAAACACTGTTCCACACCCGCAATCCCAATTTTTAAAAAACTGCCCTATAATCCCCACCGTACCCCATCATTAAATACTTATATGCAACAACAAAAATTTGGTCGCCTAGTTGTACAAAGCCTTGCCAGCACAGACGCACACTACCGAAAACGTTGGACTTGTCTTTGTGGTTGCGGCAATACCGTGGTTGTTTTACAAGACAAACTTAAAGCAGGGATAACAAAATCTTGCGGTTGTTTTAGAGAAGAATTTGTAAAAGCGCTGGTAGATAAAGCGGCAGAAGAAAGACGCGGCCCAACGCACAGTTCTTGGCAAGCCATGATTGGCCGATGTACAAATACGAAATACCCAAGCTACCCAAAGTACGGCGGTAGCGGAATCGAGGTGTGTGACCGTTGGCGCTACGGCGAGGATGGCAAGACTGGCTGGATTTGTTTTTATGAAGACATGGGGCCAAGACCGGCAAACACGACCATTGATCGAATTGATGGAGCGCTAGGATACTTCCTTGAGAACTGTCGGTGGGCAACGCAAGATCAGCAAGCCGCAAACAGGAAGAATGTGGGCAGACCGCGAAAAACGCCACCCCCCACCCCACTATAAAAAATTTCAAAGACCAATGTCCAACGTTTGACATGGCCAATAAAAAAGAGCCCCGGTGTTTA